TACTTAGAAGTAGATGTTGCAGCAGCTGATGTCACATTAGTCATTAATGATGGATCTACAGGTAACGGTAAAAATTTATATTATAAACTAACAGGAACGTTAGCAGGCAATCGTCAATTGATTATGCCTACAACCTCTAAAAGAGTTTTTGTTGTTCAAGATGCGACAGATCGTTCTTCAAGTAACTATACTTTAACCATTATTACATCAGGGGGTTCAGGTTATGAAATGCCAGTTGCTTCCACGGCATTACTTTATTCTAATGGAACCAATACTCATTTAGGATTATTACAAAAAGGTTGGGTAACTCAAACTGCTTCTTATACCGCAGTAGATGGAGATCAAATTTTATGTGATACTACTTCTACAGGTTTTAATATTACTTTACCCGCAGGTGTTGTAGGAAAAGAAATAACTATTATGGATAGTAGAAATTATTTTAATTCAAACAATCTAATTGTAATTCGTAATGGCACAGATAAAATTAATGGTGTTGATGGTAATTTAACTTTGAGTACTCAAGGACAAAACATTACATTGGTCTATGCTAATGCTACAATTGGGTGGGCATTTAAAACCAACACAGCTAACCTGTAGGAGCTAACTGAATGGCTCTTGTAGACTTCAAACTACTTCCTGGAATAGATAAACAACAGACTCAAGTCGGTGCAGATAAACGATGGGTCAATTCTGATAACGTTCGCTTTAGATATGGCTTACCTGAAAAGGTAGGAGGTTGGTCTTCTTTACTAACTGACACTATTGTAGGTGTGGCTAGAGCTCAATATTCTTTTGTAGATTTAGATGGTAATCGATACGTGGCTATTGGAACCGATAAGTTTTTACTTATTTATTTTGAAGGTCAACTCTATGACATTACCCCTTTAGACGCTACCCTGGCAGCAACCACATTTACTTTTAATGGTTCGACAACGGTTACGATGACAGCAACCTCAAGTCATGGATTATTAGCAGGAGATATTGTTTTATTTGATAATGTAACTTTACCTGGGGGTACAGGCTTAACCGATGCCGATTTTGAAGATAAATTATTTCAAGTTATTACTGTACCTACAGCTACAACGTTTACCATTACCAGTTCAAGTGCTGGAAGTGCAGCAAGTGGTGGAACCGTAGATGTTAAACCCTATCAACGCGTAGGACCAGCCGCACAAACCTATGGTTATGGTTTTGGTGTAGGTAATTATGGTGGAACGGTTTCAGGAGTTCAGACTACAACTTTAAATGGAGCCTTACTCGATGATGCCAATGGAACAGGCGGAGCAGGAACCAGTATTACTTTAACTTCGACAACAGGTTTTCCAACAGGGGGAGGAACCATTATTGTTAGTGATACCCCAGCCGTAGATGGAGAATTAATCACTTACGGAGGAGTATCAGGTTCTGATTTAACAGGTATTACTAGAGCTGTTAAAGGCTCAACACGATCAGGTCATAGTAGTGGAGTAGCCGTAGCTAATGCAACGCAATACGCAGGATGGGGATCAGCTGTTGCAGCATCAACCACGACTCTTGAACCAGGGTTATGGTCTTTTGATAATTATGGGGATGTATTGTTAGCTAACATTGCTAATGGAAAAATGTATAGCTGGGACTCTAGCATTGCAGCAAAATTTACAACACGAGCTTCAACGACAACAACCGATTACGAAACTGATTCAGCTCCAACAGCAAGTCGTTTAATGATGATGTCTCCTGTGACCAGACACGTTGTTTTATTTGGAACAGAAGTAACGATTGGTACCGCTTCTTCTCAAGATGATATGTTTGTAAGGTTCTCGGACCAAGAAACTATTAATACATTTGCACCTACAGCTACTAACAGTGCAGGTAGTCAACGATTACAAGATGGAACTAAAATTATGGGGGCTATCAAAGCTAAAGATAATATTTTGGTGTGGACTGATACGTCTCTCTATACCATGAAACATGTAGGGGCTCCTTTTACTTTTGGATTTGAACAAGTCGGAACCAACTGTGGATTGATTGGTAAGAATGCTGTCGTAGAAATTGATGGTGTTGCTTATTGGATGAGTCCTAAAGGGTTCTTCCTCTTTGATGGTACCGTTAAGTCTTTAAGCTGCAGCATTGAAGATTATGTTTATGATGATATTGATACGACAAAAGGTCAACAAGTTTGTGCAGCCATTAATAATCTATTTACTGAAGTCGTATGGTATTACCCAACTTCAGGAGCGGACTATAATGATCGTTATGCCGTTTATAACTATGGCGAATCAGCAGGAGGAAAAATTCCTGGTGGCGTTTGGTACGCAGGTACAGAAGCAAGAACGTCATGGATGCCAGCTAAAGTTTATCCTAATCCTTTTGCTACTAAATTTGATGCATCAGCCGCAGGAACTTTTCCAAGTATCGTGGGGCTATCAGGTCTAGGACAAACCATTTATTTTGAACATGAAGTAGGAAACAATCAAATTAATCCTAACGGTTCTTCCACAGCGATTGCAGCTGAGCTGGAATCATTTGATTTAGATTTAGAAATGCAAGGAGCAGGTCAATTTTATTTATCTATCAGTAGATTTATTCCTGACTTTAAAGTTTTAACAGGGGATGCAGTCGTTACCTTAACCGTCAAACGTTTCCCTTCTAGCGCAGGAACAACGAGTCCTTATAGTCCGTTCACAGTAAACTCTTCATCCACTCAATTTAATACCAGAGCGAGAGGAAGATTTGCTAGCGTTAAAATAGCTAACAGTGCGGTTGATCAAACGTGGAGATTTGGTACATTGAGATTAGATATTAAACCAGATGGAATGAGATAATGGCAAAGATAATAGTTAAAGTACCTGAACCAAAAGAAGAATATGATTTCTCTAATCAAAAACAAATTTCAAGAGCATTAACTGCTATCATTGAGCAGCTTAATTCAACGTTTTTACAACAACAAAAAGAGGAACAAGAACGATTTACTTGGTATGTATCCTAATGGCTAATACTTATAAAAAGATTGTTAAATTGATTAGTGTAACGACACCTAATCAAGAGGTATATGAAGTCCCAACAGCGACGACCTCTATCATTAAATCTATTTCTGTGTATAATACAGATTCCAGCACTATGGATATAACTTTATCTATCTATAATAAGGCTGATACTGCTACTTATGCCTATGATTTTAAGTCGGCTTTAGCAGGAACAACTAAGTTTGAGTTTTTAAATTCGGACAATTCTATGCTTTTAGTTTTGGAAGAATCTGATAAGCTACAAGTTACATGCGGCACAACTGGTGGCTTAAATTTAATAGTGTCTGCACTGGAGATAAGTAGATCATAATGTCGTTTAAAGAAAAAGGACTGGTTTCATTTAAGACTGTTGATGGTAAGATGCATGAACAAGTAGAGAGTGAGACGGTCATTACATTAACTAACAAGGTAACAGGACAGGAGTATAACTCAGACGCTGAAGGCGATGCTGATGTTAACGATCCTAATACCGCAACTAAAAGGGAGCATTTAAAGCGTGACGTTGTGATTAAAATCAAGCGCTTCCCTAGTATTTTATCAAAGTCTGGTGACTTATAGACCTTGTAAAAGTCTAGGTTTTTGTGTAAAGGTATATTTTCAGGTGAAATCCCTGCCTTTAACAAATAATCAAACATAAGAGATGAATATATAATAGAATATGCCATTTAAATCAGAGAAACAACGTAGGTATTTATGGGCCAACGAGCCAGAGATTGCTCGTGATTGGACAGATACTTATGGTAGCAAGATTAAAAAAGCAGATGGTGGAAGAATAGGATTTTATAAAGGATCTGATAGACATGCAGGTACTGGTGGTGGAAGACGAAGTAGTGGTATGGATATGTCGGGTGCTACTCATAGAGGAGGTACAACACCAGATAGAGGTTCTGATCACGGACATTCAAGATTTGATGTAGGTTCTGGATATTATGCATCAAAAGCACCAAAAACAAAACCAAAAGAAGAGCCCAAAGGTGATGGATGGATAGATAGAGGTTTATCTTATTTAAAGAATAAACAAAAGAAGGGGATGACTAGTTATTTTGATAGAAACAAAGCTAGATATGAAAATAAACTACGAGACATTTATAATATAAACGAAGATGATGATGACCTACAA